ACCGAAGATCGTAGACAGTGTGCCTCCAACTAACAGGAATATCCCTACGGATGCACCTATCTCACCTACCCATCTTTTCGTGCTAGGACTAAGCTTGTCGAACCACATCACAAAGTCCTTAATCGGCTTAGCAAACTTCTGGAACACCGGCAGCGCCGCAGTACCAATCTCTAAGACAAGTCCATGTAATTGATTAGTTAATTCAGCCCACCTAACCTGTGGGGTTTGTGACATAACTGCAAACGACTTTGCAACTTCATTATTGTCGTTAGCGACCTTCTTACTCACGTCACGATATAGGCCCAGCTGAGTAACATAAGCAGAGAATACACGACGAGCGTTAACGAACTGACTAGAGCCAGTTACCTGCTTAAAGTAATTTTGTAGATCAACGCCACCCTTCTTTAATTCGGGGTGAGCCTTGACAATCTCCTGTACGATTCTAGATACGGAAAGTAGTTTACCGCCAGGAGCAATGTTCATGCCTACATCTTGACTAATCGCTTCGTGGTACTTACCGAATGTTTCCGTTAATCGCGCGAGTCCTGTAGTACCGATACGCAGCGACGGGAACACTCTTGACACGAATGCGATATCCTCGAACATCTGCTTTGTACTGTAACCAGCAGACTTAAATGCAGGAATAACTTGGTTCAACGAACTAGTCATCTCACCCATCGTCATAGCGCCGAAACGAACAGAAGCCTGCATCTGATTCATTACTTTAGGAATCTGCCGTGCGCTTAAGCCGAAGTTGTTGATTAGTGCGATGCCTGTCTTAGTTACCTCGTTAAGAGATACCTGCCCATAGTTGGCAGTAAAGACCCTACTGAATTCTTTGAGAAGTCCAAGACCTTCGTTTAACTGCTGCTTCTGTCCACCCTTTAAGGATAGACCAGAGAAGATTGAATAGAGGCCGCCAGTTAAATCAGAAGATTTAGCAGGAGTAGCACCCGTAACTAATTGGTGCTGTAACTGGCTCTGCAAGTAAGTAGCATTCCTCTGTACCTGTGCTACTGAGTTGCGGCCTGGTAACGTACTCTGTGTAGCAGCTAACGCAACTTGCGTATTGAACTTAGCTGCTGCATACGCGGCTCCTGCAAATACTGCGGTCGTAACAAGGCCGAACGTTTGCATCGTCCGGCCTACAGATTCGGCTACTTTACCATACTGACCTAGCCGAGAACCAGCACTTTTTGTAGCCGCATCAATTTCAACCATCTTTGCGGCTGCTAACTGCTGAGCACCCGTAAGGTTATTAATCTTGTCTGTTAACTGACCACTGATCTGCGTAAGTCTAGCTTCGCGCTCAACAAGATTTTGAGCAGCGATAGCCTGATTAGCATAACCAGCGGCAGCAGCATCAGCGCGTAATTGAGCAGCTTTAACTAACTGAGGATTCGCTCCTACAGTCTTAGCTAATTTCGCAGCCTTCTGCTGAGTTTCAATGGAATAAGCTTCTGATCTAGCTAAAGCGACTTGCTGTGCAGCTTGCGCTTTAAGTAATGAAACACGACGAGCACCGCTATCAACACTAGCCTTTTCGTTGATAGCCATTTTCTTTTGAGCTACAAGCTGAGACTGACGTAACTGTAAAGCTTGCTTTTGACTCGCTAGAGAGGTCAAAGCATTTCTGCGGCTAAGTCCAGATATGTCTGCACTAGCCTTTCTAAGATCATTAGAAAGGTAGTTACGTCCACGAAGGACAAGCATCAATTCGTATGCGCTAGCCACTACTTTGACCTCTCCATCGAGTCGGCTTCATGTTTATCCATTGCCTTTATAACAAGTATCATCTTGGTAATATCTCGCGGCTTCTGATCGTACAAACCCCCCACAGTTGGTAGAACACCGATCCGCATACAGAGTGTAGTTATCTCTACCCAATCAAGTGCATCTTCAACTATACTCTGTGAAACAACGCGTGGAGGAACTGGATTACCGCTTAAATCTCTTTCAACGTTACCTTCTGCGTCTCGCTCGTATCGCTCCCATTCTCCGACGATTGATTCTCCTCTTCCGGAGACAATGAGTTCAACTGCGGCGGAAAATCATCTAACATCACTTCATCCTCATCTTCGTTCAGATCATTGATTAGTTTTTCAATCTCTGACCCAACCTTAGGATTTAAGAGTTTGATTGACATTGGACGGCCGAAGTCGATCTTTCGCTTGTTCTGATCTGTAAGGTTATGATCCAAGATACAGTTAGCGAAGTCAAAGGCCACAGCCCACTCGTTATAAGATTCAAGCTCGATTTCACTAATAGCGTCACCGGGCTGTTTACCCTTCCGAGCAGGCTGTGACCTCATCATCATCCTTGTTGCCTTATCCCGTCGGGTAAGTTTCATACCGTAAGGCAACGGACGCAGGATGATGAACCCATCTTCGTCGTTAGGATCATTAGGATCGGCAGGAGCAGTTTTAAGCTCGTACCGCTCACTGGCATTAGGATCAATTGTAACTATCGGCATTTTCTCTCCTTAGTTGCCTTACTAAGTTATATTGACAGGCGACTTGCACTCGATACTATAGCCGGTTCCCCCTGAGATAGCCAGCGAACGCATTGTAACTGCTGCGCTAACCAGATCGGCCATTCCCTTAGTATCGACCGTGTACTGATCGTATGCCGTGCGGTAGTTAATGATTCTAACAGCCTCAGTCGCGGCACCGTATGTACTACCAGCACCACCAGGACGGTTAGACTCTAACTTAATGGAGCGGAGCGTGCTGTTCTTGAAGTTGTTGTACTCCGTCTTATCAAGGAAGTCAAGCTCCGTAGTTAATGTTGCTTCCGTCACACCGTATGCAATGAAGTTAGCAGCGCGTGACGGGTTAATGCGATTCTCTGCAACAGCAGCATGGTTGATATCCATAGTGTAACCGCTGAATGCCGGACTTAACGACGCGAACGTAGGAGTTAATCCAGCCGTATCAACGTAAATACTATGAGCATCTGCACCAAACAACTCTGCATCAATCCAGGTCGGAACACCGACTAACGTAGCAGCCGTATTCGCTTCTGCAAGACCAAGGACTGTAGCCGTACATTCAAGCACACCGTTGTTGATAGTGAATGACCACTCACTAATCACGCAACCGCTATAGAGGAATCCGACACCATTACGCTTAATAGCAATCGAAATACCCTTAGCAGTACCACCGGGATACGTTGCACCAGCAGCCGTAGGACGTGCAATGTAGAGATACGGCCCTGAACCGGATTTAACGACCGAGTGACGTGAAGCGTAAAGAAGGTACGGAAGATAGTTAGCGTCTACCTCGAAGTGAATAGGACCTTCGACGTGATACGGAGCAGGAACAACAGAACTCATCATTGCCTGTTCACGAATCTGCGGGCTGTAGTATTTAGCCTCGGTATAAACTAACGCCTCGTCTAGAATTGGCATCCAAACTCCAACACCAGAAGCCGTTGGATCAACAGCAGTACCGTATGTAGTTTCAATTCCAATCCATACAGCGTTATTGGAGCCAATGTCAACATTAGCCATTACATCTCACCCCCTGTATCCGGGGTTGCTGCCACAGTAGCCTCAGGAATTGCGGGAGTCTCTGCAACAGTATTTTCACTAGGAACTTCCTCGACTAACGGAATCAAGGACTTTACCTCTTCCGCACTTAACGAACTGGAACCACTAAGTGTAGCTCCTGGTATCTGCTTTAAAGCATCCTCCATTGAAATGCCCCGTAGTGCAACGAACTGCCTTTCCATATCTTCATCAATGTCTAACGAGCCACCGTTAGGAACAATGCCAAGATCATTGATAGCAAATTCTTTGCCTTCGGGGAAATGAGGATGCTCAAATTTAAGCGTATAGGACACTATTTGAACCTCCGTTGAGAAATACCCATCCAATTCAAGCGAGTACTAATTACTGCATCCCCCTTAGTAACTCTCGGAGGCAAAACACCAGGGACTTCGTTTTCAACGAATCCGTGGATTACGTGTCCACCTAAAGTCATATCACTTTCTAGGAACTCTACGACTTGTGTGGCTAAACGCAAATCTTCGTAGTTGCGTGTCTGACGATCTTCCTTCATATTAGCATGAAGGATATGTATTGCGGCGCGCATTCCGATAAGGAAAGTCGCTGTGCTGTGTAACGTCTTATCGAAGTTCGCAGCCATGATATGTATAGCTGGATATTTAGGATACATCTTCTCGTCATACTTAGCGATGTATCCGAAGTCAAACTCGCTTTGCTCTTGAAACAAATTAGCGAGATACTCGACCAATTCTTCTGGACGAGTAATCGTTGTGGGTGTGACGGCTACAACTGGCATTAAATATTCTCAGGGAACTCTTCCTGTACTCCCTCTTCAAACCACTTATTCCAAATACCAGCAAAGACAGCTTCATCAACTTCTGTGAATCCGATGAATTCACGCATTGGAAGGTTCTTACCGCCGCCTCCCATATTAACGATACCAGCTTCTTCGGGAGTAATTCTCTCACCTGATGCTAATTTGTTTAGAATGTTACCCTGATGAATACCCATCTGCGTAGTACCCATCTGATGCAGCCACATATAATCAGGAAGTTTAGTCTCGTCGAACCAGAGAGTATCTTCCCAAATTATCCATGCAGGGCCGGTAGCTGCTCTTTTACCTTCACCAGTTCTAACGAGAATTTCGTCACCTGGAAATCCCTGCTTGATCTTAGCGATTTTGTAATCTTCGTCCAGTTCTGCCCATGCATCGCCATTAGGATCAGACTGTGTTTCAAAGTGTAGTTCTGTCGATTCTATGGCAGCTTCGCGTGATGCTATTAAAGCAGGCATCATATCTTCGTAGTAATTGGCGAGCGCCAGTAGTCGAGCAGAAGTGTCTTTCGGTGACGGCTCCCATGTTCCTGTAATTAATGTTTCGCCGTCGTCTAAGATTATGAACGTATCAGGCATTATCCAAACACAGCATCCATCGTGAAGAATGGCCCATCTGTGGTATTGTTGGGCCAGAAATCAGATGCCGACATAGCGGAGATATTCGTAGCAATCGGCTCATCGTTAACATCAAGCAGAACAACATTACCACTACGAACGTCCGCTAACATTTGGATAGCCTCGTTGTATAGCTGCTGTGCATACGGAGGAATAGTTAGACTATCCTCCGCATACACAGCCCTATACAAGTACGCCGCGATCAACCTAGAAGCAATTGATCTGATTTGATCCGGCGTAGTTTCTGGATCAACCCAACTAGCTAGTACAGTAGGGAGATAGCTGTTAGCAAGCTGACCACGAATCAGTCTCCATGCTTCTATTTGCAGACCTGCTGTATTTGCGTCATCGGCTTCTAACTTATCGTTAGTGAACCACGCATTTACATCTTGGTTGCTTGCTAACAGCGCAGCCATTATTAGGCATTCCCTCCACTAGAAGCGGCAGCACGCTCAGAAGCAACATCATCCTGAGTCGAACTACCACCAACACCAGCCATTTCTTCCTCTAACTGCTCACGCTGTAAACGTAGCGTGCGTAAACGGTGTTCATTCGGCGATAGTGAACTAACACTATCAGGATTTAAGCCCTTAGGCCACGGACGCGGCCTAACTGCTCCACCCTCTAACAACTCTTCCCAGGCAGCATCATCATAACCAAGTCCTTCCTGAGTTACCTCAGTACCAGGCTTGATAGTAATGAGTTTGTCTCCATCCCAATGGGAAATGTTAGACCAAGAGTAATACTTACCGTTTTCTGCCATGCTGTTCCTTCCCCTTGATTACGAGACAGCCACAACAGCGGTCTTGAAGAGATAACCAGCGGTCGAAGAAACGACCTTGATATCGTACTTCCAAGAGGAACGCACAACATCAGTCTTGCGGTTATCTTCGCGCCAACGATCGGCAGGCCGCGTGTCTCCACTCGGGTACTTCTGCGCGAACGTCTTAGCAAACGTCTTAGTCATCTGACCAGGCTGAGGATCAACTAATCCTAACCATGCATCAGTTCCCCAAAACGTCTGAATGTTCTCAACTGAATCAACGTTATCGGCAGCATTGTACTTGCTGTCAGTAACAATGATTGTAAGACTGGACGTAGCTTCATCGGGTAAACCAAGAAGCTGCTTCCAAGCCTGGTTATCAGTAACGGAAGTGTACTGGAACCGAGCAACTAAACGAGGATGGTTCTCGATAACACCAACTGCATCAAACGGGATGATGAAGGTGTTAGGCCAACGGCCCGTATCAAGCTTGATCCTCTGCATAGCCGTCTTAAGGTTAGCAACCGGGTTGCTGTACGCAGTACCAACATCACCAGGAGTAGCTAACGCATAATTCGACCACTGTGTACCAGTACCACCGGAAGTAAGAGTAACCGTGTGGTTACC